AGGTGCAAATATTAGTTACGAAAGACAAGGCGGTTAAAAATGGACGAAAACGCAGAAAGTGCAGACAGCGCAGAAAGTGTTGATAGTGCAGAAAGTGCAGATAGCGGTATTGATATGGAAAGTAGCCTAGATTCTATATCTAGTGATTTATTTGGAAAATCCGAAGAATCAGATGAAGAATTTGAAGAAAGTGAAGAATTTGAGGCTAAAGAAGCGCCAAAGGACGAAGTAAAAGAGCCGGAAATAAAGGTTAAGGATGCGCCGGCCTCATGGAAAAAGGAAATGCGCGAGTCATTTTCAGCATTAACGCCAGATATGCAGGATTATATTGAACAGCGCGAATCTGAGATGCGAAGTGGGTTAGATCAAAATAAAGACGATTCCACATTAGGTCGTTCGATTAGGGATGTTATGTCGCCTTATGAGACCGAGATGGCAGCAGCAAACGTCAACAGTGAGACAATGGTTAAAAACCTTATGGGCGCTCATTATAAGCTCACTACTGCACCTATTGCAGAACGTACAGAGATGATGAATCGTTTGGCGCATGAATATGGCGTTCAATTGGGCCCAGCGGTAAAAGGCGAACAAAAAACAGTCGATCCACAAGTATATGAATTGCAAAAAGAATTAAATGGGCTAAAGTATAAGATAGGCGAAAGTGAAAAAGTCACCAGACAGGCGACTGAAACGCGAGTAACAAATGAAGTAAATGAGTTTGCAGAAAAACATGAGCATTTTGATGAAGTTAGCGAGCAATTGATAGCTTTTGTCAATAATGGTGATACTTTAGAAAGTGCTTATGAAAAGGCTGTTTGGGCTAATCCAATTACGCGCCAGAAAGAGATGGATCGGGTTTCAACTGAAAAGACCGATGCTGACAACAAGGCAAAAATGGAGAAAGTTCGAGCAGCGAAGAAGGCAAAATCAACTAACGTCAGCAGTCGAGACTCAGGACGTTCCCCTACAGGGTTTCTTGGTTCGATGGAAGACACAATGCGCGATACTTTGCGTGACATCCAAAACCGTACATAAGAGGATATAAATATGGCTTCTCCAAATAGTACGTTTACGGAATTGGTCTCTACCACGTTCCGGAAACACAAAAAAGAGATTAAGGATAACCTTTCAAATCGAAATGCACTCCTTAAGAATTTAATGGACAAGGGTAATTATGATAAGGAAGATGGTGGTTTAACTATCGTCACTCCACTTGATTACGCTGAAAACTCCACTTACCAACGCTACAGCGATTGGGATGTATTGAATATAGGCGCTTCTGATGTAATTTCTAGTGCTGAATATCAATGGCGTCAAATTGCATTAAACGTTGTTTCAAGTGGTCGTGAATTACGCTTAAACTCAGGTTCATCAAAAATTGTGAACTTGGCTAAAGCGAAAATCAAAAATGCTTTACGAACGTTTAACAATAACTTCTCTGAAGATATTTATTCAGACGGTACAGCAACAAACCAGATTAACGGTTTGCAAGCTCTAGTAGCTGATGCGGGTACTGGAACAGTAGGTGGAATTAATTCTTCTACTTTTACTTTCTGGAAAAATAACATCTTTGATTGTTCCACTAACTCAGTAACTTCTAGCGCGACAACTATTGAAAATTCAATGATGTTACCGCTTTGGTTATTGTTAGATCGTGGTCCAGACGATCAGCCAGACTTGATTGTAATGGATAATACCTATTACCAGTATTTTGAAGCTTCTCAAACTTCACTGAAACGCTATGCTTCTTCTGCAAAAGCAGACGCTGGCTTTTCTACATTGAAGTATAAAGGCGCTGACGTATTATATGATGGCAATTCAGGTATTCCTGCAAGTCATTGTTACATGCTTAATACTGATTACTTCGGTATGTGTGTTCACAAAGATGCTGATCTTGAGATTATGGACGAACAACGTCCTATCAATCAGGATGGTGTGGTAGTTCCTATTTTGTGGATGGGTAACATGACTTTGTCTAATCGTTCACAACAGGGCGTTATCGTCGAATAGGGGGAAATTATGAGTTCATTTATTATTACGGATGAAGTGGCAGGCTCGCAAGCAATTGCAGGAACGTCCACTACAAAAAATCATCCATTAGGTACGATTGTTCGCGCTACAGATGGCGCGACAACTGCTTATGGTTCAGGTGAGTTTATTTACTTATCTGGCGTTACTGGCACTGTTGTAGGTTCTTTTGTTACTGTCCATGAAGATGGCATGACAACGACTTTACTTGCAGCAAATGATATTGGTCGTGTTGCTCTCGCAATGAGTATCAATATAGGTAGTCAGTATGGTTGGTATCAAATCAGTGGTAAGGGCGTAGGTAAGGTTGCAGCAAGTTTTGCTGATAATGGCCTTGTTTTCGCTACTGCTACTGCTGGTACTGCCGATGATGCAGTAGTTGCTGGTGATCGAGTTAAGCAGTGCATAGGTGCTTCTGCTATTGATACTCCATCAACAGGCTTGGCAGAAATGGAGTTAGATCATCCTTTTATGGACGATGCGACTTCGGCGTAAATATGATGCCCTCGAAAGGGGGCATTTTTAAGGAGGTTTTATGGCTACTCCACAAGCTATTCAAGCGGCAATAGATTCAGCAAGTACTGGAAACGTTGCGAACATACAACAAAGCATGAGTATTGATGCGACATATGATGCCCATTACACAGTAGGCATTAATGCGCCCTACACTGGTTATTCAAGATGGTGTCAAACAACTAAAGCAGATAGTGCTTCAGATCAAGCGACAGAGCTTTTAGCGGCGTTGATTGTTGATGCGCCTTCAACTTAAGTTTAATTATTAATCCCGACAGGAGAAATAAATGTTAGAAGTAGAAAGAGAAGATCGTCCCGCTTACGTTAGATTTGAACGTAGACCCGTAGAAGATGCTGCAGCAACATTAAAAGCTGGTAGATCAGTTTGTAAGGATGTTGATTATGCGTTAGTTACACCACCTTATTCAAAAGACTGTGTTGAGTACAAAGTAAAAACATGGTTAGAAAATATGGATCATAATATTCGTAGAAAGCGAATCCCTGCTGAATGGGCAAAACAGTGGAAAGAACAATACAAGCAATGGCAGGAAGGAAATGAAGCGCCTGTAAATGGGACTGATATTAAAAACTGGAGTGTTTTGTCTCCAGCACAAGTACAGAATTTATTATCTGCAGGATGCCGAACTGTTGAAGATTTAGCTCAGGCCAATGACCAAGCTATTCGATCAATCGGAATGGGTGCTAATGACCTTAAACGAAAGGCCGTTACATATCTACAAGCGGCGACCGATCATGGTCCTGTTGTAATGCAAAATGCTCAGTTAGAACGTGAAAACTCAGAATTAAAAGGCACGATTGCCTCTATGAAAGCTCAGTTAGATGCCTTATCTGGACAAGTTCACGCTTTAGGTAACGCTAAATTTGAAGTTAATGAGGAGCCGGTTGAACAAGGTATTACTGCAAGTGATATTCTTGATGAAGCCCCAACTATAAAACCTGACATTGATCCTGAACTTACTAAAGCAAGAAATTTGTATTTTGAAAAGTTCAGTAAAAAAGCACATCACTTCAAAGGTGCCGAATCTATAATGAAGGATATTAATGCGTGACATTACTAGCGGTTGTTCAGAAATTCTGTAAGCGAACCAATATATCATCTCCAACAACGGTATATGGCTCCACTGATCCTCAGATAATTCAAATCATGTCCTTACTTGAAGAAGAAGGGAACGACTTATCAGGACGCGGAGATTGGCAAGAATTGACTAATGAGGCGACTCATACAACCGTGGCAACCGAGAGCCAGGGGGCAATAAAAACTATTGCCTCTAATGGCTTTCGGTATATCAAAAATAATACGATGTGGGATAGAGATTTACAGTGGCCGATTAGGGTTATTAACGATGGTGACTGGCAAGCAACTAAAGCTTTTGCGATCAATGGACCTCGTTATCACGTTAGAATTAGAGGTGGGAATTTACTCTCAAATCCAGTTCCAACGGCAGGTTTAACATGGGCTTTTGAATATGTTTCGTGGAATTGGATAACCGATACAAACGATGCAAATCCAGATCAATACTTCACTGCAGATACAGATAAAATTCTACTTCCAGAGCCGATAGTTATGATTGGCTTACGCTGGAGATGGAAGAAAGAAAAAGGTCTTGATTACGAAGAAGATTACAACACATATGAAACTATGGTTTTAGATGCTTTAGGCAGAGAAGGTATGAAGCCTAACTTAAATATGGGTGCTAATAATAGGCCTCAAGCTATTACCAGTCATGGAACTTGGCCTTTATGAGAAAGTCTGCTTCACGGAAACCAGGACAGGCTAGAAAAGCGAGTGTAATAAGTACTCCCGCCCCTACTGGTGGATGGAACACAAGAGACACATTAAGCAGTATGGCGCCTAACGATGCTGTAAAATTAGTCAATATGTTCCCGAGTACTACAGATTGCGTATTAAGGGGCGGTAGTGCTGCTCACGGAACAGGCATTACTGGTTTGGTTGAAACTCTTGCTGTCTACAATCGCCCCAATGGAACGAAC